CTTCCAGCGGTATACTTCGAGAAAGACTCTACAGAGTTAAAGCAGCTAGACAACACTAAGCAGATTGGGTCAGAGTCAAAGGACCTAAAGCATGCTTGGATGATGATTAACTATGCGAATAATCAGGAGAAGCCAGCTCTGATTGTGGCTATCTCTCAGGCTAGGAATAACATTACAGCAATGTATACTCAGTCTATTCCAACTGGAGGTAATGCAACTCAGTTCTTCTCCTCGACTATCGTAAAGCTGTTCTCATCCTCGTCTGATGGTCAGGCCATTAAAGGCAAGATTCAAGTTGGAGACAAGCTGATAGAGCAAAAGCTAGGTCGGACAGTTCGATGGGAGGTTCAAAACTCTAAGACCTCTGCACCAGGAGAGTCTGGAGAGTATGGGTTTTACTATAAGGGAGATCTTATTGGAATCGATGTTATTGGAGACCTCGTAGACACGGCAGAGTTGGTGGGCTATGTGGAGCGTACAGGGGCTTGGTACATCCTTCCAGACGGTACAAAGGTTCAGGGAAGAGACGCGTTCGTAAAGCGTGTCAGAGAGGACTCTGCCCTTCAACAAGAGCTTAGGGACAAGGTCAATGGGCTCTAGCCGATACAGCATATACACCGGAAAGTTTAACTGTCATGTATGCAAGGAACCAGTGACCTCCCTTAGGCATTATCCAGAGGTAACGGAACTTACTTGGATGTGTGGACAAAACCACCTAACTAAGGTACAATTAACTATAAAGAAGATAAAGAGAGACCATGAGCGAGAGAAGTGAAGCTAAGAGAATGGGCGCCAAGCTTGGCAAGAATTCTGGAAGAGGCCAAACAAAAGGTGACGCATTTTGGAAAGGCTTTACTGTTGATTTTAAAGAAGTGGGTAAAAGCTTTACTATCAATAAAGATGTTTGGGCCAAGGCCTCTACGGATGCAGTCAAGAATAAGAACGATCCTGCAATAATTGCAGTTATAGGAACAGATTCATTTAAGACAAGGCTAGCCATCATAGAGCTATCGCTATTAGAGCAACTATTGGAAGAGAGAGAACAATGAAGACACTAATGCTAGATATAGAAACAACACCCCTGCAGGTTTATACTTGGGGGCTTTGGGATCAGAACATTGGAATTAATCAGATTATTAAGAACACGGAGATGATGTGCTTCGGCGCTCGTTGGTATGGGCAAAAGAAAACAACCTTTCAGTCTATTCATCACGATGGGAAGAAGAACATGCTAGAGTCTCTCTGGAGCCTGATGGACGAGGCGGATGTTCTTGTTGGCTGGAACTCAGCCGCATTTGACCACAAGCACATTAACAGAGAGTTTCTAGAAAACGGATTGGCCGCTCCAGAACCCACCAAAGACCTGGACCTTATGAGTATTGTAAAAGCCAACTTTAAGTTCCCATCTAACAAGCTAGACTACGTAGCCCAGACTCTAGGGGTAGGCTCAAAAGTTAAGCACTCTGGGTTTGATCTATGGATAAAGTGCATGGCTGGAGATCCAAAAGCTTGGGTAGAAATGAAGAAGTACCAGATTCAAGATGTTAACCTGCTAGACGAGCTCTACGATATTCTTGCGCCTTGGTTTCCAGCTTCTGGAAGCGTCACTAGCAAGGAGAGGCAAGACATAACAGACTCCCTGAAAGAGAATCCTGTTGGCGCAGCCTAGGGCTGAGATGGTGTATACTAGAGTAAAGGTATAATATGGAAAACATTACACAGGACAGAAGCACTCTAGACCAGGTAAACGGTTTGGCCGAGATAGCAGACTTCATGCAAGATGATGAGCTAACGGCTGCACTTGTTATGGTTGCTAAATTAATTATTAAGCCAGATATTCCTTTCCAGGTTGCAGTGGTAGAGATTGTAAGGCTACAGGCGATCGCAGCAAAAATGTCTTTTCGTGCAACTTGGATGGTAAACGTAGAAAAAGGAGATAGAGCGAAGAAAAACATATACTTTACAGCAGCAGAGTCTATCAATAGCCTCGTAGCAGCTTTAAAATATATCATTCGCTAGTATTGATATGGTAAAGAATTTATTGAGTCAGGTAATGATAAAAGCAGCGCATGAGCGTTCATTCCTTAATAAGGATGAGCTTGTGGCAAAGATTAATTCTGGCTACACCATTAAGCGTGTAGCTAAGCACCAGCAGAAGAAGTCCTTTGCTCCTTCTACTATTGCATTCTCTCACGGAGAGTGTCCTCGTTACTGGTACCTTGCTTTTGAGGGTACCACCTTCGAAGACAATGCAGATGCTTATGGCGGAGCCAATATGACTGCTGGGACTAAGTCTCACGAGCGCATCCAAGAAGCCATGGGGAATGTACCAGGCTTCCTGATAGACTCAGAGTTTAAAGTCATTACTCAAGACCCTCCTATCTTCGGTTACGGAGATGTCATGCTTAGTTGGGCTGGAGAGGACCTTCTTGGAGAGATTAAGACCATGCCAATGGAAGGTTTTGAATATCGTAAGAAGGTAGGCAAGCCAAAGGCAGGCCACCTAGTACAGCTTCTTATATACATGAAGATTCTAAATAAGACTAAGGCAGTTCTTATTTATGAAAATAAAAATAATCATGAGCTACTGATATTACCAGTAGAAATTAATGATTATTATGTTCGGTGGGTAAACCAGACATTCGATTGGATGAGGACTGTAAGAAAGACTTGGGAAGATAAAAAGCTTCCAGAGAAAAACTACAGGGCTAATTCTAAAATTTGCAAGACATGCCCACTAAGGGCAACTTGTGACAATGCTGGCAAGGGAGATGTAAAGATCAATTCCCTGGAGCCCATTGATGAAAAACAAGCATTGTAGCTGGTGCGATAACCACTTTGAAACAAAGATATCTTATCAGATCTATTGCTCTGTAGGGTGTCGTGAGCTTGCAACTAGAGAAAAAATTGCTGAAAGGTATGCCATCATTAGGCGTAAAAAACTTCAAGAAAATCCTAAGAAGTGTAACTCTTGTGGTGGCAAACTTTCTGCATATAATAATGAAAAGCTTTGTCAAGTTTGCATAATAGACCCAAAAGAAGTTTATAAGACTATCAAAAAGATACGGGGGTATTCTAATGGTAAACCTGTCGAAGATTAATCCAGCCCCTAAGAAAGTCTGCTCTATAGATGCCAGCACGAATAGCCTAGCTTTTGCAATATTCGATGGAGAGACTTTAACTCATACAGGTAAAATTAATTTTAAAGGCTTGAATACTTATTCTAAAGTGGCCGACGCTGCAAAGAAATGTGTATCATTCTTTAAACTGTTTGAAATAGATGCAATAATAATTGAGCATACCGTTTTCATGAACTCGCCTAAGACTCAGGCAGACCTAGCTTTGGTTCAAGGAGCCCTGCTAGGGGCTGCAGCTCAAAACGGCATAAGGCTAGCTGGATCTATCAATCCAATAACTTGGCAGATATTTCTGGGTAACGGAAAGCTAACCAAAGAAGATAAGTTTAAGCTAAGAAAAGAACACCCAAAGAAGTCTGACTCCTGGTACAAGAACCAAGAACGTGATTTCCGAAAGCAAAGAACCATTAACTTAGTCAATATTATTTATGATACAGACATAGATGATAACGACGTAGCCGATGCTGTTGGTATTGGCCACTATGCAATTAATAACTGGATGAAGGTTGACAAGTAATATGGCGTCTGCTAAACTATACACATCAGAAAATTGGCTTCGTAAACGCTATCATGTAGACAAGAAGTCACCAGAAGAAATTTCAAAAGAATGTGGTACAAGCGTAGAAACAATATACGTTTATTTAGCCAAGTTCGGATTAAGGAAATCACGTAGATGAAGGTGTTTAGGCATTTTATAAAGATAGCTAAAGGATTTTGGCAAAGAATAAGCTGCACTCACGAGGACGCAGATTCTGCATCATGTCCATTTACTGGAATGACTTACACAACTTGCAGGAATTGCTATACAAGAGTTAGAGCGGAGAGGACACTATGACTGTACAGACTGAGAAAGATATAGAGAGAGTATCAAACTCCATTAGGGATCTACTAATTTCTAAGAACAGGTCATATGGAGATTCGGCTCTGCACCCCACAAGGGTATTTTCAAAGTCAGATAACGTAGAGCAGATACTGGTTCGCATTGATGACAAGCTATCCCGAATTCAGAATGGTCATGACTGGCCAGGAGACAATGACATCGACGACTTAATAGGATATCTAGTATTATTGAAGATAGCAAAGGAGAGAGTATAATGGCTAGAAGAGCCAACAGAGCCCCAGTGGCAGAATCAAAGTTTAGCACAGTCCCAAGTTTTGATATAGATGGCTTCGTTATAGAAGCTGGAGATATCGTAAAGGTTCGTGGAGAGCATGGTGTGAGGTTTAAGGTTCGTGGTCTAACAACTAATGATGAGACCGGGTCTAGCTGGATAGACGTCTTTGAAATCTTCAGGGGTAAGCCTCAGCAATTCCGTGCATTCAGCAAGGACAGAATTAAGAGGGTTCCACAAAAAGGAAAGAGGGCAAAACGTGCCCAATGATACTGAACAAGATTTAATTAATCACTTGGATATCGTAAACAAGGTTGTTGGTGAATATCTTAAGGGTAGCGATCCGACAAGGATATCGAAAGAGCTTGCAATACCAAGACAGAAAGTGGTTGCTTATCTAGATGAATGGAAGCTCATGGCCGCAGACAATGCGGCTATTCGTGCACGTGCAAAAGAAGCACTGGTGGCAGCTGACACACACTATAGTAGGCTTATCGAAAAAGCTTACGAAGTCATTGATGAGGCAACAACTACAGCTAATCTAGGCGCAAAGACTGGCGGTATAAAGCTCGTCATGGACCTAGAGTCAAGAAGGATAGATATGCTGCAAAAAGCTGGACTGCTTGAGAATAAAGAGCTTGCTGAAGAAATGGTAGCAATAGAGGAAAAGCAACAGATGCTAATTAATATTCTTAAAGATATCGCTACTGAACACCCCGAGGTTCGTGACAAAATTATGAAAAGGCTTAGCTCTGTTACTAGACCAGACCAAACGATAACGATTGTAAATTAATATGTTTGATGATTTTTTAGATGCACTAGAAGATACTCCATTTGCAGAGGCTCCAGTAGACGCCAAAACTTTTGTTGAGGGCGAAGCCTACTTGGGTCAGCCACCACTTTCAGATGTGCAGTATGACATTGTAGAGGCCATGAGTCAAATATATAAGCAAGAAGATCTAGCAAGGATTATGGGTTCTACTGAAGGCACTCGTTACTTTAAGAAGTATACAAAGAATGAGATAATCCTACAGCTAGGCAAGGGTAGTGGCAAGGACTTTACTTCAGCTGTAGCCTGTAGCTATATCGTATACAAACTACTATGCTTAAAAGATCCAGCCAGATATTTCGGTAAGCCTTCTGGAGACGCCATTGACATTATTAACGTTGCTATTAATGCTCAGCAGGCTAAGAACGTTTTCTTCAAGGGCTTTAAGTCCAAGATTGAAAGGTCACCTTGGTTCGCTGGCAGGTTTTATGCAAAGGCTGATAGTATCGAGTTTGATCATGCAATCACTGTTTATTCTGGTCATTCAGAAAGAGAGTCGCACGAGGGGCTTAACCTCCTCCTGGCAGTTCTGGATGAGATATCTGGATTTGCAACTGAGATTGGAACTGGCAATGACCAGGGTAAGACCGCAGACAATATCTACAAGGCATTCCGTGCATCTGTAGATTCCCGCTTTCCAGATTATGGCAAGGTAGCTCTCCTATCATTTCCACGCTTTCCAGGAGACTTTATATCACAAAGATATGATGCTGTGATTGCAGAAAAAGAAGTAATCATAAAGACTCACAAGTTTGTTATGAATCCTGATCTCCCAGAAGACTCTGAAGGCAATAGCCTAGAGATTCAATGGGAAGAAGATATCATCCTTAGTTACAAGTACCCAGGAATGTTTGCTCTCAAACGACCAACATGGGTAGTCAATCCAACACGCAAGGTGGATGACTTTAAATTGGCATTCTATACTGACATGGGAGACGCAATGCAAAGATTCGCATGTGTTCCCACGTTTACCTCAGATAGATTTTTTAAGCAGACAGATAAGGTTCGACAAGCAATGAGTCTTAGGAATCCACTAGACTCATTTAGGAGATTTGAAGAAACATTTCAGCCAGACCCAGAGAAGATTTATTATGTCCATGCTGACCTTGCACAGAAGCATGACAAGTGTGCCGTAGCAATTGCTCACGTAGAGAAGTGGGTTAATATACAGGTCATCAAGGATTACGAGCAGGTAGCTCCAGTGGTAGTTGTCGATGCCGTGGCATGGTGGGAACCTAAAATAGAAGGGCCAGTAAATCTTTCAGAAGTTAAGCAGTGGATTCAAAACCTTAGAAGGCTAGGGTTTAATATCGGACTCGTGAGCTTCGATAGATGGCAGTCATTCGATATCCAGAATGAACTAAAGCAGGTAGGCATGAGGACCGATACTGTCTCTGTGGCAAAGAAGCATTACGAAGATATGGCAATGCTTATTTATGAGGATAGGCTTGCAATGCCAGCAATTGACTTATTGTTTGAAGAACTTTCAGAGCTTAAGATTACGAAGAACAACAGGGTAGACCACCCGAGAAAGCTTTCTAAGGACCTGGCAGATGCGGTATGCGGCTCCATCTATGGTGCAATTTCTCACACACCTCGTAACATTAATCAAGAGGTTGAGGTTCATACATTTAAGGATAAGCCAAAAACTCAGCCTGGAGATCTTCCTAAAAACGTGATACACTATAGGTCCGATAAAAAAGAGGTTGAAGAATATTTAGCCCAATTTAATTTACTATAAGGAGAGAAGTCGTTGCTTCCTATAAGTGTTGTATACTTCTCAAATTATTCAGGTAACACTAAAAAATTCGTAGAAAGACTAAATGGAAAATATTTTTCAAGCGCTGTCCGTATTCCTGTTGACGCTAGGAGTCATAACGCTATTGTCATGGATAGGGAGTTTGTTCTTCTTGTACCGACTTATGGTGGCGGAAGTGAAAAAGGAGCAATCCCAAAACAAGTAAGGCTATTTCTCAACAACAGAGGAAAT